GAAGGAGTATTGACACTGCGCGCAAGCGTGTTGTTAGGCTGCGATAAAACGCATAGGAAACTGATGTGATTTATTGGATTGCAAAATGGCAAGAGCGTAAGCATGAGGAATTCGTCGCACTCAAACGGGAAGCCGAACAAAAGCAGATTGAAATACGCGACCGATACGCGGCCCATAATAAAAAATGGACTGATTACACGCTCGGCAGAAAAATAGCACTCGGACTTGCGCACCCTTGGGAAATACGCGATTATTCGCATACACCCATAACAGAAAGTGCGAACCATGAAACTTTTAAACACGACCGCCAGCAACACGAAAATAAAAAAGACACAAGAGAAACCGAATAATTATTTTGGCAAGCCGGTGCGTATGGCTAGCCTCAGCCTGTTGCCGGACAACATTATTTGCCCCGGCAGCAAATCCGCCAATTGTATGGACGCTTGCCTAAAAGAGTCTGGGCACGCCCGATTCAATCCGGCCGTCAACATAGCCCGCCAAAAGAAAACTGATTTTTGGCACACCGACCAAGCCGGTTTTCTTGCCCAACTCACCCGCGAACTGACGAACTTTCAAAAGAACGTTTGCGAGCGGCAAAATGTGCAGGGCGTTGTGCGGCTAAATACTATTTCCGACATACCTTGGGAACAGCATGATATTCCCCAGCGATTCCCCGACCTGTTTTTTCTTGATTACACAAAGCAGGCGAAACGATTGGGCAACACTCCAGACAACTATCGGTTAATTTTTTCTTACAGCGACCGACCGCAGTACCAGAAACAGGTAGCCGCCGCGCTCCCGACGGGCGTCCCCGTCGCCGTAGTTTTCAAAAATTCGATGCCGACCGAGTACCTCGGCCGACCGGTTATTGATGGGGACTTGTCTGATCTTGATAACGTTATGGCCGGTCCGGTAGTGATTGGGCTGACAGCAAAGGGTCCAGCATTGCACGACGCTTCTGGTTTTGTAGTAGACGGGAACGTGATCGTGAGGTTAGCGGCATGACGGGCATGCGAATGGCTCAGGTTATTTATTTAAAATCGGATGACTCCGACAAAGGCATGCGCCAACAACAAGGAATGGCGCAAAAGCTTGGTGATAAATCTTACCTAACGTCGGAATCCAAAACGGCGCTGATCGATATGCAACTCGAAATCAACAAAGCCGAACGGCTGCTGAAAACAAACTTTTAAAAAAAGCTTGCAACTGACTGCCGGTATGCGATTATGCGCATGCGGCAAAACATTTCGGGCGAGCCGCGCGCCCAAACTTAGGAAAAAGTGATATGAGTATTGAAAATGAAAAAGGCACCCTTAGCGCGATTCTGGAAAAGATTCAAACCGAAGCCGCACGCAAAGCCGACTATATAGCGCCAACGGACGCGCTTCAGGTTCAGACTGTCGACGGGAACACGAACATAGTTCTGGAAGCCAATCGCGGCATGCCCACAATTGAATTTCAAACGAACGAAGTAGCGTTTGGGCAACTCGCTAGTAATTGTGATATCGACGTGAGGACCGCCCGCCGGTTACGCGATAATGAAAACTATGCGCCGGAATTCGATAACCTAATTAATAAAATTCTGGTAAATGAGCCGAAGTCTAAAATGCTGCGCACTTTTGATGGTGACCAGCCGCTAGTCCGCGCCATTGTCAGCGACAAGTTTAAGACGTTCGACAATGTCGATCTGGTAGAAGCCGCGCTTCCCCAGTTAATGGAATCTGAAGCCGATTGGCAAATTGTGAACGGCACCGTCACGGATTCGCGCCTGTACATGCGCCTCAAATCGATGAATCAAGTAGCCGAGCCTGCCATAGGTGACGCCATGGCGAACGGGATTATGCTGCGCAATAGCGAGGTAGGCATGGGCAGCGTCGAAGTGATGCAAATGGTGTGGACGTTATGGTGTCTTAATGGCTGTAGCAGCGAAAAGAAAAGCCGCCACACTCACGTCACCAGCGCACGCGGGACCGAAGATTGGTCTTTGCTTACCAGCGAAGCCAAAGACGCGGATAACCATGCTTTGCAATTGAAACTGCGCGACGTAGTCGCCGGTTACACTTCCCGCGATAGTTTTGACGAAGCCGTGGAAATGTTCCGAATGGCTCACGGGGACATTGTCGAGAATGGCTTACGCAATCCTGCCGCCGTAGTCGACAGCGTCGTGAAAGTTTTAAACCTGCCGAAAAAATCCTCCGGGGACATTTTGGCCGGGTTGATGCAAACGATCCAACAGCCGGGCTATAGTAATAAGCCGATAAGCCGCGCAACAATCGTGAACGCAGTAACGGCGGTCGCGCATACTGCCGACGCGGATTCTGTGGATGACTGGTACGCGAACGGACGGGCCGTGCTAGATCTGCCCAGAAATCAATGGCAGACAATCGCGGAGACGCCACTAGCCGCCTGATCCGGACCACCCATAAGCCCAACAAGCCCGCCACGTGCGGGCTTTTCTTTTGGATGGGATTAATCCTATACTTAGCGCACGCCATACCGGCGCAACATTTGGAGAATGTGAATATGCAAGCAATACAGGTTAGATACCTAAACCGGACGAACACCAAAGGCGCACGCCTTAAAGCTTGGACCCATGGCGCGACCATGGTGCAACCGTTCAACTCTGATCGTGACCGTTTCCCGCAAGCTCGCCAATTGGCACAAAGCCTGATCGACTCATTAGATTGGGGGATTCCAATAACCGGAGCGGGTATGCTCAAAAACGGTGACGACGTTTTTACTGTGGGGATACTGTAATGACTCAAGACATTGTCAAAAAGCTTGGACAGTTTACGGACGAACAACAAAGCGCTTTGCGACGGGTATGGGAACAACGCGTTTTGTATACCGATCATCCGGATTTCAAAAACCGTGGCTTTCGCGATTGGATATTGAGTGATTGTCATAAAGGCGTTTTAAAATTAGGGGACGGCAGCACTCATGTTATTGCGGAAGCTTTCGCGCCGTATGCGTTTATAACTATTGGCCCGGACGGCACTGGCACGATTCACCATTCAACGCCTAACTAAAACGTTTCCCCGATTCACTAAGCCCGCCGCGTGCGGGCTTTTTTATTTGCGGGATTAGTCCTATACTTTGCGAACGCCACAAACCGATGGCGCAATATTGGAGCAAAGATATATGAATACCGATCACAAACTTGACACTGGCACGGCGCAAAATTTGAACTCATTGTTAAAAGATCCGTCCGCGTCCACCAATAACATCGGACCCACTACAAAAGAAAAGGCACCCTTGTCTGAGTATTTGCAACGGTTAGGGGATGATCACGTTGAAGCCGGACTAAACGCGACTGCCGATGATATTTATGAAGCTGCCGCCGAAATCCGAAAGCTTACAAGTAAGGTTGATGAGCTCGCCGCAGGCAGGGCCGAGGTAGTTAGTCGCGAAGATCAACTTGCTAGCGCATTGTTTGGATTGATAGAAGATCGCGTCCAAACCTTTGTCGAGAACGAAGTGCAAGCCGCTATCGAGGACTACGATCCGACCGACCATCATAACTTTTCGGATGCGGTAGCCGAGCAGACCGCCGATACGTCTACCGAGTCGATCCGCGAAGTCGTGGCCGAGGTGGTGAAGAACGGTTACTTCGACATCACATTCAATTCATAGGGGATCAACAATGGCTAAATTTCAAATAACTTGGGAAATTGAGATCGACGCGCCTTCGCACGAAACGGCTGCAATGCGGGCTGCTAAAGTTATGCGGGATCGGCAAAGCACCGCACTTCACTTCTATGTGAGTGACGTACACACGGGTGAGTCCAAGCCTATTGATCTAAACGATTGGTATCTGAACGGGTTCCTCTCCAAGCAGATCTTAAAACGTTAGCCGATCACCCGTCCCGACTAACCCCGCCAATGTGCGGGGTTTTTTATGCATGCGATAAAGCTTATACTTACGTCACGCCGAGACATTCGGCGCAACTAAATGGAAAAAGTGAAAGATGGAAAACTTCAGAAAATATATGGCCGACAACGGCATCGCCGAATCTCGCACCTACGCCTTAGCTTGCGCGTTTATTTCAATGCATAAAGCTTATTGCGAAATGGACCCGTGGAACCGCCGAGAATTCGATTCTTTGTTTGGTTCTGATATTCGTGAAGGACTAATCAAATACGCCGAGCATTGTCCCGCCGCGAACGCCGATCTTCGCGATCACGTGCAAACGCCGGTCGACGTTGAGATTTTAGAGCTTCCCAGCTCTTAACTTTTTAATCGCCAGATCTAGCCCGCCACGTGCGGGCTTTTTTTTGGATTTTTTCCCAGTGCAACAAGCGCCGCCCGCCTCCCGGGCGCCGCCCCAAACGTACCGCGCGCCGCGAGCCGTGCGCCGTGAGAATTTCCCCCCTGGGCAAGACTTATCCCATATGTGCCGCGATCCGCGCGCCGCGCCGCGCAGCAACTGCGCAGCCGTCCGCGATCCGCGATCCGCGATCCGCGATCCGCGATCCGCGATCTACCAGTTAGCGCCACGGCTCAGGGTCCCCCGTCGAATTGAGGCTAAAACCGGCCAAAAAGCCGCCGATCTTCGAGCACGATCCGCGCGCCGCGCGCGCTGGCGGGAAGCGCCTGTAAGAGCAGGTTTCACGCAAACAGTACGGCTCTGAAACAAATCGCTTTCACTGGATAAAAAAAGTGCTATATTTCGCAAAATTGAGCATGGTTTATGGGATTTGACGCATGGCCGAAGTGCAGAAAAAAGTCGAAACGAGGGGCAGGCCCCGACTATCTGAAGATACGAGATTGACCGGCAAGCAACTCAAGTTTGTCGAACTGGTCGCCACACGTGAGGGACAGGACACGCTACGAAATCTGGCCGTCGAAGCCGGGTTTAGTATCAATGGCGCTCATACACGTGCCTACGAGATGCTCAACCCTAGAAAATCACCCCATGTCGTGAAAGCACTCAAGGCACGACGGGCCGAGCTTGCTGAAAAGTACGAAGTGAGTTACGCCCGACACATCCGCGACTTGCAGCATATCCGTGACGAGGCTATTGCGGCGGGTGCATACTCTGCTGCTGTTCAGGCTGAGAAAGCGCGCGGCTTGGCCCAAGGCGATATTTACGTGAACAAGTCTGAGGTCCGCCATGGATCGATTGATCAGATGAGTAAAGCCGAGGTCAAGAAGGCTTTGGACGAACTGAAGCGCCAGCTTGGCGAGAAGGTGATTGATGTCGAACCAGACAGAGTCGAGCTTTTGGAGGCAGATCAAGACGGGGCTATCCAGCACTGATGTGGTTTGCACGCGGATCGAGAACAGTAGCACGCAGGGCATACCTGACTTGTTGTTACTCGACCGACAAAGCCAGTTTCACCTAATCGAACTCAAAGTAGCGAAGGGCAATAAAGTTTTGCTCAGTCCGCATCAGGTTTCGTTTGCAACGCGGCACAAGGACGCTCGCTCGTGGATCGTGGTCAAGAAGGATGACACTGTGTACTTGTACCGCGCAAACCAAGCGATAGAAGTTTTTGAAGACGGCCTACGGGTCGCGGCCCACGGCACGTTCACCAAGCCCGTAAACTGGTCACATTTTCTCACCACCATTGAAACGCATAGGGTCCCCCTTGAACCTTGACACTCAGACAGACGCTGACATTCAGGAACTTCGATTACAGCTTCGTTTGAAGCAATTGGAGAAGGTAGAAACTTGTAAGGCTGAATTTTTACCATTTGTCCGATCTATGTGGCCGGAGTTTATTGCGGGTCGGCATCACTATTTGATTGCGGAAAAGATGGAGCAGATTGCTTCGGGGAAGTTGAAGCGGTTGATTATCAACATGCCGCCGCGTCATACGAAGAGTGAGTTTGCTTCTTACTTGTTTCCGGCGTGGATGATAGGCCGTAACCCGTCGATGAAGATCATTCAGGCGACGCACACCACCGAACTGGCAGTAAATTTTGGTCGAAAGGTCAAGAATCTGCTGGAAACGGACGAATACAAAGAAATTTTTGACGATACCAAGCTGTCTGCGGACAGTAAGGCGTCTGGCCGGTGGGACACAAAGTCGGGTGGTATGTACTACGCGGTGGGTGTGGGGTCAAACTTGGCGGGGCGTGGTGGTGATTTGATCATTATTGACGATCCTCACTCGGAGCAGACAGCGATGTCAGCGAGTGGTTTCGAGAATGCGTGGGAATGGTACACGGCGGGTCCCCGACAACGTCTCCAGCCGGGTGGTGCTATTGTTTTGGTGCAGACTCGGTGGTCTGAGAAGGACATGACGGGCAATTTGGTGCGTCAAATGACTAAGGACCCCTTTGCAGATCAGTGGGAAGTCCTTGAATTACCTGCAATTTTCGAGTCTGGGGAGCCATGTTGGCCCGAATTTTGGAAGAAGGAAGAGTTGGAGTCCGTAAAAGCGTCGATTCCGGCGTATCAGTGGAACGCGCAGTACCAGCAAAACCCGACATCCGAGACTTTGGCTATTTTGAAGCGCGAATGGTGGAATGTTTGGGAAAAAGACACGATTCCGAACCTTCAGTACGTGATTCAAAGCTACGATACGGCGTTTAGTAAGCGAGAAACGTCGGATTACAGTGCAATAACCACTTGGGGAGTGTTTTATCCCGAAGAAATTGGTGGTCCAGCGCATTTAATACTGCTTGATGCCAAGAAAGGGCGGTGGGACTTTCCTGAACTAAAGGAAATTGCGCTAGAGCACTATAAATTTTGGGAACCAGAGACGGTGATTATCGAAGCAAAGGCGTCAGGGACCCCTCTGACTCAGGAATTGCGTCAATTGGGCATTCCGGTGGTGAATTTTACGCCAAGCCGTGGTAATGACAAGCTTTCTAGGGTACACAGTATCTCTCCGCTATTTGAAGCTGGTATGATTTGGGCACCAGATGAGTCTTGGGCGCAAGAAGTGGTGGAAGAATGCGCTTCTTTTCCTAACGGGACTCACGATGACTTAGTGGACAGCACCACACAGGCGCTGATGCGCTATCGGCAGGGTAACTTTGTTCAGTTGCCTACTGACGATTGGGAAGAGGGTGACGAATCGGTAAGTATCACGGCTGGGGCATATTATGGCTGAACGCGAGTTTGAATTTGGGAAGGTCCTAGAAATTCCGGAGGATCAGGGCGAATACTTCTTTTCCGAGGAAATTCGTGATCTGCTCGCAAGCGGTGATGCAATACAAGGCGTGCCTGTTTCTATGGTAGGTGCCGACCGTATTGGACTACCCTCCGCTTTAGCTCTTGGCACTGCCAACCTTTTTGATACGAGTCGACGAGAAGTGGTGATGCCTGCGGCCCGAGAGCTAGGCGAGGCAATTGAATCATACAACCCGCAGACATTTGGCTTGGAAGAGCGGATAGAAGAACGTCTTCGTCCGGGCGTCTTTATGCGTCCAGAAGAGGCAACTTCGGGTCCAGAAGCTAGAGCAAACATGCCCTTGGCCCGTGGAGTTTCCCAAGCCGTTGATTTTGCAGGCGATTTTATCAGATCCCCGGAGACACGAGCACAAGCAATCGAAACCTTGCGCACGCTTCCCGAAACATTAGCACAACAAACTATGCTTTCTGGTATTGCTAGCTTACGCGGAGAGCGCGTCATTGACCCTGAAACCGGGATGGAAGGCATGCCTTATGACGCCTTCTTATCGGCCACGACGCCCTTGGCTGTCGGACGTGCAGTGACCAACGTGCCCAGAGCCAGCTTTGGTATTTTTGGCAGTGGTGGCGGCAAGTCTGGTCAGCAGGCGGAAGATACGGTTGCCATGTTGGAAGAATCCGGTTTTGACTCTACAGAAGGGTGGGAACGACAAGACGGCGCTAACACGTATAAGGCGTACCGTTCTAGCTTGGATGGCAAGGTTCGCTATGAAATACCGACAACTAACGTTGCGTTTCGAGGAGCGGCTCGGGAAACGGAGGACCCCGATGTCGAGTTGGGCAAGTTATTAGACCCAGAGACGAGAGATGAACAGCGTCTTTTGGCGATGCAAGGTCTTCGTATACGCAAAAACAAATTTAACGACCAAGATTACCTAACCGTACCGGGGTTTTTTGAGCTAGACGAAACACAATTAAATAAATACGGATTTACAAAATACGATTCTCAGGCGGGCAAGCGTGGGTTAGTGAAATTCCCCGCCCCTGTGTTAGAGCAAATCATTGATTTCCCTGAACTTTTTGACGAATACCCGCAGTTACGCTCGATACAAATCAAGCCAACTCCTGCTTTGTCACTTTTTTTAAAAGGTGCTTACAACCCTGAAACGAAAGAAATTTTTCTCGCGTCCGTGCCGAATACGGCAGAAGGTCGGAAAGAGATGATGAGCACTTTACTGCACGAGGTGCAGCATGCGGTGCAAGACATCGAAGGCTTGTACGGCGGTGCCAACACCGGGATGTTTGACCCTGCCGGATTTGGCGAAAGAAAAAGAAAAAACCAAGATGCACGTAAAGCATTAGACACGGAGATTGGAGATAGTTTGGATAATCTGGTGGTAACACTGGGTGACTCCCCATCCAAAGAACCAAAAACGGGGCTTTTTAGTAAAATGTTTGGATTGGACTCGCCCCTATTGCCACCGCGCACTCAGAAGGGATTAGCTGGCGCAGACCAAGAAACTGACGATGGTGCTGCCAAAGTGCGGGCTGTCAAACGTGGAACAGTCAGTTATCTCCGGGCGCGTGCAGAAGAGGAGGAGCAAATCGCTGCGGGTGAAATCCCACTTAAAGAGAAGACGCGGCGTATGCTCGAAGAGGACATTATCCGTAAACAAGAGCGATTGCGAGATCAGGGGGCATCGCGCAAAAAAATTAGAGACGTTGAAACAGAATATAGAGGACAGGCTTTTCGATATGCGGGTTCTGACCAAGAAATGATTTATTTGGCTGAAAAACTGAAAATAGCCGGAGTCAAAAACCCAGAAAAAGTCGCGGAAAGAATTGCTGACGCTTTTGACGATCAGATTCAAAAGCTACGGCCCGTGCTCAAAGAAAAAAAACAGGTAGACGAAATAAACAGTCGATCCTACGAAATGTATGCCGGTAATCCGGGTGAAGTCGAAGCACGTAACGTGCAAAGAAGGTTTGAAGGCATTGAAGAGGGCCAATATATACGCCACCCGCAGGGTGATTTGAGACGATTTCCTGAAAAAGTCACGCCCTTAGAAATGCAAACCGTCGATCCTGAAATCACCCAAGGAATGGTATTGCCTGAAGGCGGGCTTGTTTATTCTTTAGCCGAAGGCCGTAAAGGGCAGCCGTCTTTTTCAATGGACCCTCCCGGTAACGATGACCTCGAAACAAAAAAAGCAAAACTACAGCAACAGCGCAGCACATATGACAACCGTAATGCGCAGCTTTTTGAAAGCACCAACAAGCCTTTGGCACAATCCACCGTGGATCGACTCAAAGCAGAAAGGCAACGAGCAGGGCGTGAAGTAGTCCGTTTACAGCACGAAATCGACTTGGAGGAAAATGAACCTAACCTCCCAGACAGCATTATCACTAGGGATTCGTCGGGTCAATTGTTGCCTCGTAATGATTTTTACCAAGCAAACGAATACGCGTTTCACGGCACTCGCGGGGCCGCTGATCGAATCATAGAGGACGGTGGTGTGCATATGAACACCGATGAACCGGCTTTTTTTATGGTGGAGAGTCCTGCGGAGGCAATGACTTACGGGGCAGGTGGTCTGGGGGACTTAGGCAACGTAATACCGATGCGTATTGATACCAGAGGCTTCGCAGAAATCGACTACGGTGGAAAAAGCTACGGAGAACTGGACGAAGGCGGCGTGGTTTCTGTTGCTTTCCCGAAAGAGACGACTTTTTTTGGTTTTAAGGGCACCGATTTTGAGGTAGAGGTTGATTTCGATGATCTGGTTACTGTTCGCGTGGATGGCGGCAAACCGACCAAAGTTTCAGAAGATCTTTTAGAGCAATATCATCCCATGGGATCTGCTCTGATGAACGAAGAAGCATTTCTTAACGCCGTAAAGGATGCCGGTGCCCCCGGCGCGAGGTTGATTTCCATACGTGATTTAAATCCGACCGGGGCTATGATGTTGCGTGGGACGACCAAGCTAAAGATCCCAGAAGAAAACGAAATTCTTACTGTTTTCGACAAATCGAGGCAGCGTTTGGCAAAAGGTAATCCAGCAAAAGCAGACGACGCCGGACAAATCGGAATTGCTCGCAATCCGTTTGAGGGCTTTTCAAACGGTGGTATGGTGAACAATATGAGACGAAGAAACATAAGCGGTCTGACAAACCTATTCAGCAAGTACAACACCTCGGGACCCCTAGCCGGGGCCGGTGTTCCACGTGGAACAATGCCGGTTGGGATGAATCAGGGCGGTAGTCCGGATTTTACGGACGTTCCGATTTCTGTACAACGCCAAGTTTTGTCGGATTTGTCGCGGGTGCCAACTATGTCGCCGAACACACAAGGTTTTTCTCCGGTTGCATCTGAAGTGCCCGTAGCGGAACAAATGCCCCCGGCGCAAACGACGACTCCTTTGCCTACGCTTACTGGTGGACCGACGCCAATAACCACTGATCCGCTGTTCAGCACCGCACCTGCGTTGCCTCCTGAAGCTGCTTTACCACCCTCGGTATACACCCCACCCGCGCAAACGGCGGTGACGGTGCCCACGCAACCTATGTTTACCACCCCGCTTTCTGCGGGACCAACACCCGGCAATTTTGATGATCTTTACGGGTATGATGAAGAGGTGGACGATTCTAACTTTGTGTTTACGCAGGGTAGAGATCGTGTTGGAATGCCCGTGGTCAGTTTTGGCCCACCACAAAATGTTGATCCCAACCGATTCATAAGCGTAGAGGACTTCGAGCGTGGTTTAACAAGTTCTCAACCCCCCGACCCCTACGCCGTCCCGGCTGCACCAGCGCCGGGTATGTTGTCTGATGCGGTCGTTGATTTTAACATTTCGGATGCCATCACACCGCAGACGGAAGGCTATGCAACGACTCGTGCAGTGCCTATTCAGGCCACGGGTGACCCCTTTGCTGACGCGGTTGAGGGTGAATATCAGATGGCGCTTTACCGGCCTACACCAACGACTGCCATGCCCTTTTTGAGTTTGGATTTTGCTCGTCCCCCGACCGCGCCCGACCGAGCCCCGCCACCACCGCAGTCTGATCAATACTCCACGGGCAGCTACGGACGCTTAGAATTTGCCGAAGCCGTAGCAGATTACGAACGCAGGTTTGGGCCAGTGGAAGATTACACGCCGCCCGAACCCGTAATGGACGATGGTGAAAACCCGGAAACGACAACTCCCGGCACTACTACTCCCGGCACTACAATCCCCGGCGGCAATAATACGAGATTTTATCCAGAACGTCCGCCTACTCAACCTACTAGTGGAGGCATTGGTCCTCGGCAGCGTTACCGCCAGCAAATGGAAGCATGGGAGGCCAAATACGGCCCTGTTGAGGACTACTACGCTGCGCAAGAAGCTGCGCAAGGCACGGATATAAATGCATACCTCAGTCAACTGGGTGAAGATGCGATAGCGCAGAAATATGGTATGACCGTTGAACAACTCAGACAGGTTAACGCGCGTCGGAGAGAGCAAGGCTTACCCCCTCTGGGGGGTGTAGATCTCCCAGATATTGGTGACATTTACCGGTAGGAAAAATTATGGCAAATGGCGATAGACCACCTGTCTCGTTGATGGACAGAGAAGGCATGAACCTCGACGAGGAGAACGTGCTTGCTGTCGAGGTAGAGGCGCTACCTAATGGCCTCGAAACCGATGCAGCGATGAGCATCGAAGGCGTTGAGATTACCCAAGACGAAGACGGGGGCGTGACCTTTGACTTCGATCCGCTGCGCAACAAAGACCGTGAAGACGATTTTTTCGACAACCTCGCAGAGTTTATGTCGGACTCCGAACTGGCGGAAATATCCAACGATCTTATGGAGCAATATGACGCCAACAAAGCGTCTAGGCACGATTGGGAGGAGGCTTATTCGAGCGGCCTAGAGCTACTAGGGTTCAACTACGAAGAGCGTACAGAGCCTTTTAGGGGCGCTACAGGGGTCACACACCCTTTGCTTGCCGAAGCTGCCGTACAGTTTCAAGCGCAGGCGTTCAATGAGCTATTGCCTGCTGACGGGCCTATACGAACCACGGTGCTTGGATCAACCACGCACGCTAAGTCTGAGCAGGCTATGCGTGTAAAAAACTTTATGAATTACTACATCACCAACGTGATGGAAGAGTACACCCCTGAATTCGACCAAATGCTGTTCAACCTGCCTTTGGCGGGCAGTACTTTTAAGAAAGTCTACTTTGACGACACGTTAGGTCGCCCTGTGAGCAAGTTTGTGCCCGCAGAGCACTTGGTTGTGCCCTACGAAACATCGGATTTGGCAACGTGCCCATGTATTACACACGTGGTGCGCACGTCGTTAAACGATTTGCGTAAGCAACAGATCGCAGGATTCTACCGCGACATCCCTGTCCTGCCGTCACAAGCAGGTAGCAGCAGTATTTCGGATGAAATCGACCATATTGACGGTGTAAGTGCCTCAAATATCGATTACGACTGCACTTTGCTGGAGTTTCACGCGGATCTAGACCTGCCGGGCTACGAAAACAAAGACGAAAATGGTGAAGAAACCGGCATAAAAGTGCCCTATATCGTCACCATTAGCGAAGAAAACAGCAAAATATTGGCTGTTCGACGTAATTATGAGGAAGAAGATCCGTTAACTACGAAGATTCAGTACTTCGTTCATTACAAGTTTTTGCCCGGATTTGGCTTCTATGGGCTTGGTTTGATCCACACAATCGGTGGTTTATCGCGAACAGCGACTGCCGCACTGCGTCAATTGATTGATGCGGGTACGCTTTCCAACCTTCCTGCGGGCTTCAAGGCACGCGGCCTGCGGATCAGGGACGATGATTCGCCGCTACAACCGGGTGAATTTAGGGACGTTGACGCGCCCGGAGGGACGATTAGAGACAGTTTGATGCCACTGCCGTTCAAGGGTCCAGATGGCACGCTTTTCCAGCTACTGGGCTTTGTAGTGGACGCTGCGCAGCGTTTCGCCACTATCACGGATATGAAGGTAGGTGATGCTAATCCAAACGCGGCTGTCGGCACGACTATCGCAATGATTGAGCAGGGCACTCGTGTAATGAGCGCCGTTCACAAGCGTTTGCACTACGCGATGAAGATTGAATTCAAGATCCTTGCGCGAGTGATGAAAGAAAGTCTACCCCCGGTTTATCCGTATGAGGTTCCGGGGGCAGAGTCCACGGTCAAAGCCACCGATTTCGACGACCGCGTAGACGTACTTCCTGTATCTGATCCGAATATTTTTTCTCAAAGTCAGCGGATCGCTTTGGCTCAGACGGAGCTACAGATGGCGATGCAGGCTCCTGAGATACATAACATTCCCGAAGTGTACCGCCGAGTGTATGACGCCTTGGGGGTAAAAAACTCTGACTTAATTTTACGTGCGGATACTCCGGATGAAATTGCACCGAAAGATCCTGCTCAAGAAAACATCGACACGCTTGAAAACACGGGTCTACAGGCGTTCAAAGGCCAAGATCACGCGGCACACATGCAATCGCACTTGTTGTTTGTGACGGGTGGTATGGCCTCACAGATACCCAATGTGCAGTTAGCCATACAAAAACACCTGCTCAACCATGTTCAATTACAAGCGGAGGAGCAAGCAGAACAAGCGTTTATGCAGCAGAATCCGAACGTGACGTTGACCGATCCCGCAACGAATCAGCCGTACCAGATGATGGTGGCTCAGTTTGTGGCGCAAGGCACGCAGCAGCTTGTAGAACTAGGCAAACAAATACAGCAAGCTGGCCAGCCGCAAGGACCTGATCCTTTGATCCAATTAAAACAACAGGAATTGCAGCTTAAATCGCAGCAAGAACAGAACGACATGGCGATGGAACAGCAAGAACTGGAGCTAGAACGCCAAAAGCTAGCGCAGCGTGAGGCTCAGTTCCAACAACGCTTACAAAGCCAAGAAACGCAGACGGCTGCCCGTATTGATGCAGGTATGCAGCGTGAACTATTGAAACAACAACGAGGTGATGTATGAGCAGAGTAAAAATTATGGGCGGCCCAATCAAAGAGCCGCCTAAGCCTGTAGGCAAAGCCGAAATCCAAGGACAAGGCAGTATTCCCTACGCACAAACCATCGAAGAGCCGACTCCGGACACGATGTTTGCGAAGGTCACCACTGGCAAAAAACGCGGCATGGGTGCGGCAGAAAGAGGATCACGCTTTACAAGTGCATAGGGTGTTTGATTTCTTGCAATAAAGAAGCGAGAATATCTGATATCGTCAGACATTGAGGATACTTGATTGGACGGTATCGATATTGTGCAGTTTGTCCGCAAGACGCTGCTAGATCGCAAGGCCCAAATTACGGCGGTTTTGTCGGAAGGCGGGATAAAAGACATGGAACATTACAGAGAGTGCATGGGCGAGATTCGTTCTTGCGATTACATGCTTGTGGAACTTTCTGAAATGCTGGACAGACAGGAATCATTTGATGACTGATGCGACAAAGCCTTTGGATATTTCCAAAGCATACGTTCCCGAAGAGGAGCGCGTACTTGATCCCACCCTTATAGACGCCGCAATCATAGACAGATTACCCCAGCCTACTGGCTGGCGCGTATTACTTCTGCCTTTCAAAGGCAGAACACGTAGTAAGGGCGGTATTATTCTCAACACCAAGACACTAGAAGAAGATGCAATCCAAACAAACGTAGGGTTGGTGCTTCGTCTGGGTCCTGATGCATATGACGGCAAAAGATTTCCAAACGGGGCGTGGTGCCAAGAAAAGCAGTGGGTAATTTTTGCTCGCTATGCTGGCTCACGGTTTCGTTTGAACGATGAAGACGCTGCTAGGTTTGGTAGCGAGGTTAGAATTCTGAACGATGATGAAATTCTAGCCACAATTCTTGACCCTGATGATTTACACCATAACTGAGGGACATGCAGATGAGTGAAGGAAAAGCTGCCCATGAGGCCGATGACGGCCAAGTGGATTTGGATTTTGATGAGGAAGCGCAAGAAGTAGAGATTGAAGCGCCTGCACAGGCAGGGGCGACGGAAGAACAGGTTGCGCAGGTTGAAGACGATGACGAACATGAAAAGTACAGCCAAAGTGTTCAAAAACGTATAAACCAACTTACTAAGCGTGCCAAAGAAGCGGAGCGCGAAAGAGAAGAAGCACTTCGCTACGCGCAAACGGTGCAAAGTGAAAACACGAACGTAAAGCAAAGACTCCAAAATCTGGACCAGAATTATCTGGCAGAATACGGTAGTCGTGTTGTTTCTGAGCAAACTAGGGCAAAAGAAGAGCTAAAAAGCGCTATCGAAACAGGTGACGTAGATCGCCAAATGTCCGCTCAAGAGCGCATATCGCAATTGAGTATAGCGGCGGACAAGCACGCACAAGCTAAAGCTCAACGTGAAGCGCAGGCTGCCCAACAGCAGGCGTACTTGCAGCAGCAAGAGGCGCAACAACAGTACGTTACGGCTCCCACGCAAGCTGCCCCAGATCCCAAGGCAGAAGATTGGGCTTCAAAAAATGAATGGTTTGGTACAGACGACGCAATGACGTTTGCGGCGTTTGGATTACACAAGAAATTAGTGCAGGAAGAAGGGTTTGACCCCTCTAGTAATGATTAC